CAGGACTCCTGACGCTGACGCTGACCGATGGCTCGACCTTGACCGCCGATCTTTACCCCGCGCTGGTACGCAGCTGATGCTGACCGCTGTTCGCACCGCAGCCCCGCTGGTGGGCCCGATCTCGCTGGAGGAGGTGCGCGCGCATCTCCGGATCGACCAGAGCGAGGAAGACCCGACGCTGCAGATCTACATCGATGCCGCGACCGGCTATCTGGAAGGCCCAAACGGGATCCTCGGCCGCCTCCTGGCGACGCAGAGCTGGCTGCAGCCCTATCCGCTATTCACCGATCCCTTGTTGCTGCCGCTGGAGCTGCAGCCGGTGCAGTCGGTGATCGCGCTCAATTACTGGGACGCGAGCGGGGTGCAGCGGCTGATGAGCGACACGCTTTACCGGCTGGTGCAGGCCGAGGCCGGACCCCGGGTCGAGCGCACCACCGCCGACCCGTGGCCCGCGACGGCGGTGCGCGACGACGCGGTCAGCCTCGAATTCGTCGCCGGCGAGATCGCGGTCACGACGCCGATCCGCCAGGCGATGCTGCTGATGGTCGGGCATTGGTACGCCAATCGCGAGGCGGTGGCGGCGGGCGGCATGGCCGAATTGCCGCTGGCGGTGACCTCGCTCCTGATTAACCAGGCCAGGATCCGGTGGGGATGATCGCGGGCCGTCTCGACCGCCGCATCACGATCGAGCGCTACAGCTCGACGATCAACGATCTGGGCGAAGAGGTCGGCACCTGGGCGCCGCTGGCAACCGTGTGGGCCGCGAAATCCGACATCCGCGACAGCGAGCGGTTTGTCGCGCAGCAGGTCAATTCGACCATCACCACTCGGTTTCAGATCCGCTGGCTGTCAAAGATCGCCGACGTCAACGCGAAGGATCGGCTCAGCCACGGCGGTCGGCTCTACGGCATCGTCGCGGTCAAGGAGATCGGCCGGCGCGAGGGGCTCGAGATCACCGCCGCGGCGCGCAGCGACGTCGTGCTCGCCGATCCGGCGCCGGTCTTCGTTCGCACCGACAGCCGCGTCGTCGTGACCACGCCCATCAACCACCCCGTCACTGTGGAGCCCTGATGCCAGCGAACCCGGTTTCGGTCCAGGTGATCGGCCTTAAGGAGTGCCAGGAGGCGCTGCAGCAGCTGCCGAAGGCGACGGCGCGCAACGTGCAGGCCCGCGTGCTCTTGGCGCGGGCCCGGCCGATCGTGGCTTACGCCAAGGCGTTGGCGCCGGTGCGGTTCGGCGACCTGGTGCGCTCGATCCAGGCGACGACGGCGCGCCCCGCCGGCAATAAGACGGCGGCAGCGCAGGCCTTTGCCAGCACGATCGGCGCGGGCGGCTCCAAGGAAGCGGCACAGGCCGCGGCAAGGGCGGCCGGTCCCTCGCCGGTCGAAGTATTTATCGGGCCCGGCCGCAATCCGCAGTCGAGCCTGCAGGAGTTCGGGACGCGGCACCACCCGCCGCAGCCGTATATGCGCCCGGCATGGGATTTCGGGAAAAACGAGGCGCTCAACGGCATCGCCAAGGATCTGTGGGACGAGATCCAGAAATCGGTGGCGCGGCGGGCGCAGAACCAGGCGAAGCGGACGGTGCCCTAGTATCTAAAGGTCACGATCCAACGGCCGCCTTCGTCTGCAAACCGATAATGATATTTGCCGCCCCCGACCTTGTCGCATTCGATGTTGAGTCCGCTTGTAAAGCCAGGACGAATTTCGGTTGCGCGGAGGCAATGATAACCATTGGCTTGAACAATTGTTGCGGCGGATTCCAACCTACCGGGTGTGTTCAATTCCGGCGGCGCCGGAACTTGGTCGCATCCGATCACCGCGAAAGTGATCACGAGAATTGCGCGTCCGATTTTCATGGATGCCCTCCTGCTGAAGGCGTTCCTGCTGCTGAGTGACGCGGCGGTCCCTGCAGGTAGGGATGTTCGGTGGCGAGCCTAGCCGCGTCGATCGTTGAAAATGATGCCCGGTTGTCGGGTGAGCAAGCGGGAAGAATGGTTAATGAAGCAGGCGCTGCGCTCGCATCTCCTCGCCGACCCCGCGATCGCGGCGCTGGTCGACCGGCGCATCGCCTGGGCGGCGCGGCCGCGCCAGGATCCGCTGCCGTCGATCGCGCTGCACCGGATCGACGGGGTGCGCGACTACATGATGGCGGCACCCTCGGGGCTGGTGACCTCACGCATCCAGGTCGATTGCTGGGCGACGACCAACAAGGCGGCGAGCGAGATCTCGACAGCGGTGCGCGGTAGCTTGAGCGGGTTGCGCCAGGTGATCCAGGGCGTCGAATTCCAGGGCGTCTTCCTCGAAGTTGAGATCGACTACTCGGAAGAGGGCAGCACGCCCGACGAGCTCTTGCATCGCGTCAGCACCGATTACCTGATCTGGCATTCGGAATGAGGAGGTAACCAAATGGCGACCCAGGCTGCTATCGGTCATGGCAGTAAATTCTCTTACGGCGACGGCGGAAGCCCCGAGGTCTTCGTCGATTTCGCCGAGGTCGTGACGATCACGCCGCCAAATTTTGTGCGCGATGTGGTCGATGCGACGCATATGGCGTCACCGGAAAAATGGCGCGAGTTCGTCGGCGGCCTGCGCGATCCCGGCGAAGTCTCGATCACGATGAATTTCATTCCGGGCGCGGCCGGCCAGGATGCGGTGTTTGCCGCGTTCGTAGCCGATGTCGTCAAAAATTACCGGATCACCTATCCGAACACCGAGGTCTGGGATTTCCACGCCTGGTGCGTCGGCTTCGCGCCAGAAGACCCGCTCGACGGCAAAATGTCGGCGACGGCGCGCTTCAAACTGAGCGGCAAGCCAACCTTTATCACCTGAGTGCTGCACCAATGGCGAACCCGCATAAAGGCGAAGTGACGTTTGAAGCGGACGGCAAGACCTACACGGTCCGGCTGAACACCAACACGATCTGCAGCCTCGAAGCCGAACTTGGGGTCAGCTTCGGCGAGATCACCCGTCAGCTGGACGGCTTCAACTTTATGACGCTGCGGTCGGTGGTGCGCGGGGTGCTCGGCAACGGCGCGTCATTGGCGCAGGCGGGCACCATCATCGACGAGCTCGGTTATGCGCAAGCGGTGGGGCACGTCATGGAAGCCTACCGCCTCGCCTATCCGGCCGCCGATGATACTGACCCGTCCCCTCGGATGGGGAGCGGAGCTGGGACTGGGTTGAACTCCTGACGGAGTGGATTGCCGCCGGTTTCGCCGAGGCTGATTTCTGGGCCTCGACCCCCCGACAAATCGCCCGACATTTCGACGCTCTATCCCGGCGGTTCGACCGCGAGCGGCAGGCGCGCGCCTGGCTGGCATGGCACATCGTCGCGCTCGGCCGGATGAAGCACCTGCCGAAGATCGAGGACCTGATCGGCCGCAGTCGCAAGGCGCGCGAGCCGCAGTCCTGGGAGCAGCAGCGCGACATTGCCCGCATGTACACCGTCATGCTCGAGGGCACCGTCACCCAACGTCAGCAGGCCGCACAATAGATGCCGCAGATCGGTTCGCTCTTCGTCAGCCTGTCGATGAACACTGGGCAATTCACCCAGCAGTCGCAGGTTGCCGCGAAGTCGCTCGAGACGATCGAAGTCAATAGCCGCAAGCTCAATTTCGCGCTGACCAACCTCGGGTTCCAGATCAACGACGTGGTCAGCGGCCTGGCGCAGGGTCAGGCGCCGATGCGGATTTTCGCGCAGCAGACCGGCCAGATCGTGCAGCTGTTCACCCAGGGCGGCGGGTTTGGCAAGGTGATGGGCGGCGTCGCCACCGCGATCCGCAGCTGGATCACGCCGACCACCGCCGCGGTTGCCGGGTTCGCCGCGTTGGGCGCCGGGTTTGCGGTTCTGCTGAATCGGGCACAGCAGAATTCGGAGCAGTTGCGCCAGTATAATCTGCTGCTCGAAACCACCGGACGGCTGCAGTCGAACCTCGATATCGGCGGCGAGAACAACCGGCTGCGCAGCCTCGGTGTCTCGCGCGACCTGGCGAACACGCAACGCCTCGCGATCGGCCGCAATCTGCAACTCAATCCCGGCTTTGGCGACCGGCTACAGACCCTTGGCGCCAATATCGGCGCATTTTCCGGATTGGGACCAGAGAGCGGGTTTAACCAGCTGCTGAGTGCCATTCAAGGCGGGCCGGAAGCCACCATCAGGTTTGCCGCCTCAATGAATGCGCTGTCGACGGCGCAAGCATCCGCGTTGATCGAATCGGCCAGACTGACCGGAGGGCTGAAAGAACAGAACACCGCAATCGTTGCGCTCGAGACGAAGCTGAAAGACTTCGCCAAGAACGCAATGGATCCGATGACGCAAGCCGCCACCACTCTCGGCACCGCCTGGGACTCCATGCTCGATAAGATGAGCAAGACCGATGCAGTGCAGACGGCGCGGCAAGCTCTGATCGATCTGTTCAAGGGTATCGGCGGGGTGATCTCCGGCGAAACTCCGACCATGATCCAGCAGGGGTTGAAAGACCTCGGCGTGACCGGCCCCGGCACCGCGATGACCGGCGGCACACCGCGCCTAGTCTTCGGCGGCGGGTTTGGTGTAGGCGGCAACCGCCTTCCCGCACCGGCGGGCGAGGTCGCGCCCACAGCAGCAGCAGGCGGAAGTTCGAGTGAATATCAGCGATTGCTGCAACTCGAAAGAATCGGTGCCATTCCGGAGGGATCGGCCGCCGCCGTAGCCGGATCAGGAGCGCTAGGTGGCGTTGGGGCGGCTGCAGCCGCCGGGTTTGGCACCGGAGCACTCAGCGGCAAGAGTCCGTCC